TGATTCATACCCCTTGGGGTAGAAACAATAATTACTTTAGTACTTTGTCCAGACGTAATAGTAGGATAAACAGAGGCAAAGAAGTCATCAGCAATGTGATTTGGGATGAACGCGAACTCGTCAAGAAAGATGACATTATAGGATCCACCTCGGACAGCAGATGAAGAAGTAGAGTTTGCCGATATTTTACTCCCATTTTCTAACTCCAGTGATCCTTTGTTCCATGCAATAATACCTTGCTGCATCCAAGTGGGTAAATTTTCATAAGCAAGTTGTAACCTACCAAGTAGATCTCTAGCAGTTGATGCTTTGTTTGCTAGTATTGCTATATTGACATTATCATTAAAAACTGCATAATGCAACAAATACGACACACAAGTTGTAGATTTACCTGTCTGTCTAGGCATTTTACAGATATTAAATCTGTTTCCATGGAAGTTTTCTAATAACTTCTGCTGAAATGGATATAATTTAAACGGTTGTAACCCATGATCAAGGGTTACTATTTTTATATAATTTTTCGCAAAATATACAGGATCTTCCCTGCATTTTATAAATTCTAGTATTTGCTCCTCTGTAAAATTAATTGGAGTATTCGCTTTTTTCAGATTTGGATTACCCAAATATACATTATCACTCATAGAATCTCCTATGTCATTTCATTGGGAAAATGTTTTACAGGTTTGTGGTTTGGAAGCAAACCATTAGCATGTTGATCATGCTCTATAGTTTGTTGTGCAAGACTTACCATTTTCTCCAAGTTTTGAATCCTCTTTTCAAGATTCTCTACTTGCGGGTCCAGTCCATCTTTGCCAGATTGTGTTTTCTTGTCCAAGTTTTTCTCTCCAGTCGTAATGCGATAACTGAAGTTTCTCACTAGCAATAAGATCACTACCTATACCTTTTGAAGGTCGCAAGGGTTCAGGAGACACAACATCTATAAATTCTGCATAATGTTTACCATTAGCATCCTCTATTGAAACAGAATTCTCCATATAACTGGATGCAGAATCCATTTTATCTGTAGTTGTTGTTATTTGTGCTTGAACCCACGCAGGTATATCTTTCTCTTTCTTGCCTAATGCTTTTTTAAGTTTAGCGATGTTTCGTTCAGTTTTGGATAACTGCTTATGCGCCATTGAAACTTCGTGATCCTTGTTCTCCTTTTCTTCGGAGACATCTTTTTTGACTAAAATTCCATCGGGTTGTACCATATATCCCTCTGGAATTAACTTACATTTTTCATCGGTATTACAATAGTAATATCCTTTTTTACAGGACTCCATTTGTAAGTTTAAGTGTCTGATGTACTATTATTTATCATTCCTTGCTTTAGTAACTTTGCTAGATCTGAAGTTGACCCCACATATAATGCATTATTTGTTACGTTATTTGTAGTAGTTTTAGGTGTATCCTCTTCTAAAACTTTAAGTTTTTTCTGCAAATCTATTAACTTATCTGTAGTATCTGCAACGCTTTTAATTAATTGTCCTGCAACTTCATATGCTCTAGCACTAGCACCTTCTTCTGCAACCTCCATGATTCCATTGATTGCTTCCTGGCCCTTTTCAATCAAAGAATATAAGTTACCTCTAGTATATTCATAGTCTTTTTGAATATCTTTATCATCAGATTTTAGACTTTTTACAATCTTCACCTCTTGAGGTTCTGATTTAACGATATCAGAAGCAGTGTTAAGAGCATTATTTAAATCTTCAAATTGATCTTTCATTTACTTTCCGTCCTGAAAGAACTCCAATCCTTCGGAGAATCCAAAATCATCTCCAGGACCAAGTAAAGCATCATCTATTGTATCAATAACACCATCGCTATTTTTATCTTCTGTTGCTTTTGGTGTAACTGTATACCTCATTTCTCTCTTAGCAGTTACTGGATCAGTATTAGTATAGTAATCAACTTCAACTTTCTTGATAAGACCTTCAGGACTATCAGCGATTTTACCGAATAGATATGTCTTAGCAGTAAAGTTTAGTGTGTAAATAAGTGCTCTTCTTGTAGAAAAATCTCCTTCATAATCATCTATAAAAGAAACATTATTTAAAACTATTGGAATATCTCTTTTTTCTCCAATAGATTTAACTAGATCAATAGTTACATTAAGAGATGGTTGAAAGAATGGTAATATCTGTTCTACGATTTGTAATGCATCATCATTTAACTTACAATATACATTCAATTCAAATCCAATGTTGTATGGAACAGGCATATAAACCTTTCTCATTGTTGAAGATGCTGTATCAACTGCTCTGAATGTTTGAGTCATTCCTGTCTTTCTTGTTCCATCATAAGTTAAAGATGTCATTTCAAAAGACATTCTTGGTAAAGATATTGCTACTGCCTTATTTAAATCTGATTGTTGAGTTAATCTTGCTAAAAATTTCTGTCTTGGGGCATATGCTAATGGAACCCTCATTTCATCAACAACATCATCCGTCTGTCCATCATAATGCTTAATATGAATATTATTAAACAATGTTCCGAAAGATACAATACTCTTTCTCATTATTTCGTGGTAGTAATGACTTCCTAACATTATACTTCGCCAAATGGGTTAACTTCTGTAAAATCTAAAATCATATCTGCTTCTCCTTCAAATAGATCATTTTGATTATAATCATCTATATTCTGAACTGAACCTGCTGCAGGTACTTCAGAGAGTAACATATACTTATCTAAAACATATATAGCACCCGAAGACTGTCCAATAATATTTTCTCCTACATCAAATGTTCCATTTTCTTGTCCAATTTGAAGAACACCTTCTTCCTGGTCCCAATTCTTAACTCGTGCACTTACACTAGAACTTGCACCAATAACAACCTCATTGAACCAGAATGTTCCTATTCCTGCATTTCCACCAAGTGCTGCTGGATCTTGTACCAATACCGTGCAAGGTCCGAGATAACCTGCACCTGGACTGGTGATATTAATACGTTCAATATCATTTGCTGTATCATCAAGAACAACAACACCAGTGGCAGTTGAGAATCCAGATTGTCCATCCCTATCACCAATAGTATTAGCAATACTTACTGTAGGTGGCACAGTATATCCAATACCTGTTTTAGTAAATGTTATACTATCAATCACTCCATCAAGACCAACATTTCCATATCCCTCTGCTGTTTGTCCAAGTGGAGCATCAATAGTTACACTAGGAGCAGATAGATATCCTCCACCCATAGTTAGAATTTCAAATTCGCTTATCTGTCCATAACCATTTAATTTTGCTCTACCTGTTGCTGTAAATTCAGTAGCAGTTCCAGTTGGATCACTAACCGCAATAGTAGGTGTAGTTAGATAACCAGCACCTGAAGATGCGATAGAAACTGTATTTACAAATCCTTCGCTAATAGTTGCTGTTGCTGTTGCTCTAAAATTAGTTGCAACACCAATTGGTGTATCTATAATTGCAGAATTTACAGCAGTTACTATTCCTGTTAAAGTAGAACTACTATTAACAAGAGATGCCACTTCTCCATTTTCAATAGTTGTATCAATACTTAATTCTTGCTCAGAACCTATTTGATTTTCAAAATCATCATAAGTTACTGTATCAGAATCTACAGTATATGAGGAAATGCCACTAGATGGTGGTGTTGATGAAGCAGACCCAATAATAATAGTTGAGAATATATCATCTACAAAAATACCACTATTATAGGAGTTCTTTAAAATAGGTGGTGTTAAATTAGCATTAGTTATCAGTTCTTTATCTCCTGCTAATGGGAAGAATGTACTTGAATAATCTCCACCATCTACTGATAGAGAAATTTTCTGAGCACCAAATTCAGTCTTAGATTCTACGTAAGCATAATGCCAAGCATCATCTCTTACAGATCCACCAACAGTAGATGCAACAGATACTGTTCCAATACCCAATTCAACATTTCCATTGGTGTTTATTCTTAAATTAGTATCTTCTGCTTTACTACCATTACTATCTTTATTTAATTCTAAGAATGTTGAAACACCTGTTGTAGAACTTTGAGTTTTAAAGAATAATTGAACAGCACCTTCTGCACCAATAGTAGTTTGATTTCCTTTCCATGTTAAATTTCTATCGCTATCAGCATCAATTAATTTCCATGCTACTGTTCCAAATCTTGGAGAAGTGGCATCAAATCCTGCAGATAATGTAAGATATTTGATAGTAAGTGTTGGTGGACTTAGATAATATCTACCTACACTAGTTAAACTATAAGAGAATGTAGATATCCCAAGATTTGATGTGAATGTTGTATTAGCAGTTGCTGTAGATGCAATTCCTGTAGGAGAATCAATTGTTAATATTGGATTTCCAACGTAGAATTGTCCAGAAGAAGCAATTGATACAGTCTCAAGGGTTTCATTTGCATTTATTGTAGCACTAACGACTGCAGTAGATCCAACTCCAGTAGGAGCAGAAAGTGTTACAGTAGGTTCTACACTATATCCTATACCCGCATTACCAACTGAAAGACTTACTAATTTTTCATTTGCAATTGCTGTATTTGCTATTGCTTGTACAAATCCAGAACCAGATGGTGGAGTTATTGTAACACCTATCTTCCCATCTGGATCATAGTTACTTCCACCACTACTTAAAGATATTCCAGTAACTATATTATTTGCTACTACTGCTGTTCCTGCTGCCCCAGTATAAGTTGGAGATCCAAAGGTTATTAGAGGAACATCAGTATAACCATTTCCAGAAGAAATAACATTTGCTCTAGTTACACCTTGCCTATAAGTTTCAATACCTGCAGTTGCAGCTGCACCAACACCTCCACCTCCAGAAATAGTAATTGTAGGTTCTGAAAGATATCCTTTACCAGCATCAGTCAATACAATTTCTTTTATTGACCTCTGTCCTCCGATGGATGTTGTAATAGCAACTGCAGTAGCAGTTCTACCACTAGCAGGTGCTGCTGAAAATGTTACTGTTGGTGTTGAATAATAACCATATCCATCATTATCCAAATGTACATTTCTTACATAACCAGTTGCCATATCAACACCGATAGTAGCAGTATTTCCATAACCAATCATCTTAAGATTGATAATTTCTCCAACATTAGATACTTTAGTATCAATTGCTTCTATACCAGTATCAATAACCTCATTTTCATATTCAAATAATTCACACTGAAGTTCATAAACATAATTCTTTTGTAATTGGTAGAATGGATTCTCATGTTCTACAAATTTTACTTCAAAAAATCTACCACCTAATGGGAAGTATATTAAATCACCCTCTCTAGGTCTATGTGCAAGTTCTGTTTCATATGCATCTCCCATTGCTAAAAATGGTGCAATATAGTCTTCCCATCTTTCCTTAGATATAGTTACAACCAATTCATCCTTGAGTTGCATACCAAATTTGGTTAATACATCTCCACCACCTGTATATCCATCATATGTGTTTACATATGCTTCTATTAAAAAATTATCATCAAATTCTGAACTTTGTACTTCCTGAAAAACTTGTTTTCTATTTTTTATTTCTCTAGGTAAATAATAAACCTCAATACCAAACATCCTCAACTGTTCGTTGATGAGATCTTGTACAAGTCTTTGTTCTGATGCAGATCCTTGAAGGAAGAATGGATTTAATGGCATTATCCTATCATATCTAGAGGTGGTAATTCATATGTTGATGACATTTGATCTCTGATCTCCTTAACTTCGTCAACACCATCTTGATAGATTTCTCTACCGTTAAATTCTATTCCACCAGGTAATTTTACTCCTCTAAATTTAATTAAATTTTGTCCCCATTGCTTTTTGATAAGGGCAGTGCAATATCTCTTTAAAAAACTATCATTATAAACATTAGTGAAAGTTGAAGGATCTAATACCCTATAACAATCAAGAACAATATATTGATCTTTATCCTGAGATTCCCAATCTATATCAAGATATAATCTATTTTGTCTCTTATTAAATCTTATTTGTTTATCAGTTGTAAGTAAAAAATCAATATCTTCCAAATATCTCTTTGTCATTGAATATTGCAATAACTGAACTGAGTTAAAGAAATATAAATCATTTAAAAATAACTGATATTTAATACTAAACATACCACCAGATATTGAACTAGTATCAAATTTAAATATCTTTTCAACACCAATTACAGAATCTGGAACATTTATATAATTTGCATTTTCATACCAAGTACTACTTCCGTAACCCCCCGCAGCAGTTCCAGTTGTTGATGTGACACTAGTTCCACTTGGAGGATCCGCCCTTCCTCTATCAAGATCATCTTGAGTAATTAAATATTTTAAATACATCCTCTCGACACCATCAAAGTGTCTTTCTTGGAAATATTGAATTGCATCATCAACTATATCATCAAGTTGCTCATCCGATACATTAACTTCGAGAACTGGTGCACCAAGTTGCCTTAAGCAGTGATCTATTAACTCCTGTTTAGTGGTGGGCTTTGCCATTAGTTAGAAATCTCCTTCATCCTCTCTATTTATTGTTTTCGGTTTAGTTTTCGACTTTGATTTAGGAGCAGTAACTATTTCCTCTTCTTTATCTGCTCGTTCCAACTCTGCTCTCTTTAATCCTACTACAACTTCTTTTGCATGTTCTAACTCTTTAAGCAAGTCAGTAACCTGTTTATTCAGTGCGTCTATAGTATTATTATTTTGACCAACTCTTGCTTCAAGTGCTATTACTTGAGCAAGTAAATCCGCAGATTTTCGTTGATATGTAGATAACAAAACCTGATAATCTAATTCATTATTCGGCATCACTAATTATTCAATTGTATTATTTATACTACTAGAAGGAACCTCCGTCAACAGTTATGTTCTGTAAAACTCTATTACTACCATCGTGCCCAATTACCTGAGACTGTCCTGCAGCATCATTAACCCATAAACCACCAACTTCAAAGTTTGCGTAAACAATTTCTGTCATAACATTTGAAGATTCAGTAACTGATGATGCAACTGCAACTCTCTGTGCAGAATCATCCCAGTATACTGCAGCAGTTTTAGCAGCAGATCCTGTATAATAATGCATTATCATACCAACATCAAGGTTACTGTCAGAAGATGGTGCTACTAAGTCGCCACCACTATTAACAAGTCCAAGTTCAATTATCGGATCTTCAACCTTTAATGCCTCTGTATTAACAATAAACTGAGAACCTAAAACTGTAATATCTCCAGTAACAGTAACACTACTTGCGAAACTTACATTACCAGTAGTATCAGCAAGTGTCATTGCATCTGTTCCATCAGACGCTTTAACAGCACCTGCTTGTATATTAGGAACAGTTAGAGTATCTGTGTTTGCATTATACTTGAGTTGTGGATCAACAAACATGGTCTGTCCAAGACCTGTTACTGATAAATCTCCAGCAGATGCATTTACAAATGATACGTATCTGTCATTTGTATCAGCAACTGAACTAACGTCAATTGAATTTGATCTTTGTGCAGTTGAGATAGAACCTGAAATAGTACCGTTAATCTGTCCAGTAACAATTAAGTCTGAAGTAACTCTTACAGAATCAGATCCAGTAGCAGCTCTTAAATATAAATCTCCAGAATTCGTACTAATAGTATTAGCATCTACTGTAGCAATACCAATATTACCTGCAACAATACCCTTTCCAGGTCCGTGTGTAGCAGTAATACCATTGGTAAATGTAGACATTCCTGTTACATTCTGCTGTGCACTAATATCAATAGTATTAGAAGAGGCATCTAATTTTAGATTTCCTGCAGAAGTATTGATTGTTGTGTTATCAACAACACCAATTTGAACTTCTTTAACAGTTGAACTACCTTCAACAGTTTGATTACCTGTTACAAGTGATGTTCCTAAAATACGTTGAGCAGCATCAGTAACTACTTCATTATTCTGAGAATCGAGAATTAAAGGACCATTATCTGAGTAAATTGTTCTTGTTGAAGTTATAGCAACCTGAACAGTTCCAAAGTCACCACCATTTGTGGCAGTAACAATACCACTTAAACTAGCATTAGCAAATGTTTTACCTGCTGAAGCATCACCAAGGTTATACGTATTATCAGTTTCAGGTAAGATATTTCCTGCAACATCTGCATTAATAGTAATAACATCAGTTTCAGCATTACCAAGATTTACGTTACCGTTAATTACGGTAGCACCTTGTAGTGTTGATGTACCAGTAACACTTAAACCTGCACCAATATATGCGTTCTGAGCTACACTTAATCCACCTTTAATATCTACAGCACCTGTTCCTGCAGCATTTGTTTGTTCTGTACTTGCAAATGTTGTAATTCCAGTAACACTTAATCCTGCACCAACATATAAATCTCTAGCAATTCCAGCACCACCATCAACGATTAAAGCACCTGTTTGTGATGAAGATGAAGGAGTAGTTGCATCTATGTTTACAGCACCGATAAAAGTACCCATTCCACCAACTTTCAAGTTGGCACCAATATTTGCTGATAGTTCTATACCAAGACCACCTTCTGTTTTTAATGCACCTGTATCTTTATCAGATGAATCAGTGGTATTAGTAATATCTACTCTACCTTGGAAAGTTGATAGACCTGTTACATATAAAGCACTTAGAGTAGTCTGTGTTAGTGAACTAGACCAAGAAAGAGTACCAGCAGCATTCGTTACTAGAGTTCCACCATCTACTGGTGTTTCTGGAAAAACGTATGTTGTAACACCAGATAAAGTATTCGGTGCTCTTAATGCAATTCTATTGGTTCCGTCTCTATCTACTAAATTTAACCTTAAAGAATCTATACCATCTTCTCTAGTCCAATATCTCGACGCTCCTAAAAATTTGTTTCCGTTTGAGGTTCCGTCTAAACCTACATAGAAATCGTACTTGTCAGTTGAAAAACCTGGTTCACCAGCATTTAATGCAGGGAGTCCTGCATACGTACCTCGTTTAAACTGAATAACAGCGGCTGCCATTTAATTATGCCCTCATTTGAGAATATTACATTTATTTCACTTTATTCATTCAATCTAAGATGTATTTATAATTTAAACTACCAAACCCCACCATCCATATCAACATTAGCACTTCTGCTAGTATCTGTATCCAATGCATCCAAGAATGCATCGGGCAATCCACTGCTTCCAATTACTGTTCCAGTAGTAGAAGCTGCTGATGTTAGAACAACATCTGGATCTACAAATTCATATTTTTGAGTATTAGCATTATATGTCAGAACGAACCTATGTGCCTGAGTACTAGTATCTACATCAGATACATCTGATAATTTACTCCCCGAACCAGCCAATGAATTTGATGCAATAACTTTAATAGCGTTAGTTGCTCCAACTCTTGCCCTGATACTTGACATTTAAGTTACCCCTTCTCGTACTAATACACTTCCTTCAATCACTCTTGTTTTTAGAGTTGTGGTATTTGATGTTATAACAACGTCATAAACATGTCTTCCTGCTTTTAATGCTGATGTTTGAGTATCAGTTAATGCAAGAGAAACAGTTCCATTAGTAGCATTTTCAATGGTAGCAGTAAATGAAGTTGCTGTACTATCAGCAGCTCCAGCATGCTTTTTTATAGCAGCTGATATTGAATATCCCGTTAAATTGAAGGAGGTATCACCCTGTGTATTAGCAAGGTTAAATATCTGACTAAAATCAGCTCCTTGATTGATTTGGAGATTAGCAACGTAGACTGCCATTAATTATGCTTAAATATAATTTCTAGTTATAATTATTTAGTGTTTAGTCAATTCAGTTAGTAGTTTCTTTATTTCACTTAATTCATTCTTTACGTCATCAAGTTCTTTCTTTTCTAGTATTCTTCTTTCCTTTTCAGAAACGTATTGTGAATACCCAAAAGTGTCCGTGTTTACAATAGCACCAGACTTTGCATCTCGATACAAATTCCGTTCATTTTCAACTCTAATCAAATCGGACATTATGCTAATGCAATTGCACGGAGGTCTTTAAATCTAGGTGCTCTTGCTTCATCAGAACCATTAGCAACAATCTTAATTTGATATCCTGTAAATTGATCAACGTTATCAATACTAAATTGATATTCATTAAATTCATCCAAATTACTTGAAGCAATTATTGCATCTGCTCTTCCACTATTTTGGGAAACATTAATTACAGTATCCCCAAATCCATCATTATTAGTATCATTTAAGTTATCATATCCAGGGAATAGTAAGTATGTTTGTTCAACTTCGCTGGAATCTGCCTTAAACAATCTATACAATACTCTAAAGTCGGCAGTTGCATCTCTATATGATGCAACAAATACTTTGAGAGATGTTGCAGGTTGCTCAAGATTTACTTGATTGGAAATATAAACAAATGCATGTGGATCTCCAGTAAGTTGATTAGATCTAGAATCATTTACATAATCTGTAATTGGTTTATTTAAACGATTCCTTCCAAAGATCGCAAATGCAGTTTGAGTGTCAATTGCAGGAGATAAGTTCGTATCATCTGGATCTCTAGACATAGAGACTCCAACAGTTAGAGAACGATTCTTAGGTAATGCAGTCAATCTAGTTGTTTCATTTACTTGTGAGCAAACTATTCTTGTACTGGAAAGTTCATTTGCATCATTTATTTGAACTGCTTCAAAACCTTGATCTATGAAGGATGGTTCAGCACCACCTGCACTTGTTCCACTAACAGTTCTAACTGTTCCAGTAACACTAGATGATCTACCAGGTGTAATAATATCAAATTGTGGTTGAATTGTATTGAATTGAATATTCCTTGATACTCTAATATCCTTTCCACCTACAGTAGATTCTTCTCTAAAGTTTAGAGTTCTCTCTCCACTTGATCTGCTAGTTCTATCGAATTCCACCTGATACTTATCAATATCTCTGTAATTCGTTAAACCACTAGACATATTATGTTCAGTGTTTATTCTTATTAGAGAAACATCTCCAACTTCATACTTATAGACAGGATCATTTACAAGATGTTTTTGTATTGCAGTTCCATCTACACCACGAGTTGCAATTCCAAGTTGCCCACTTCCAATACTATCATAGTATATGATTTCATTATTTACTTTCAAGTATCCTGATGCAGTTGTAATACCTTCAAATGTTGAATATGAAGTTGTATCTGCAAGAGATATTTGAGTATCTGTTATATCAAGATCAACTGAAAGAGTTGTAGGTACAGTATCTGGTGCTACCCCAGTTATATCAACTAAGTTATTATCTGCACTCATACCATGATTATAATGCGTTAACTCAACAACATTACCACTATACAATCCACCAATAGCATCAGAACTTGTAATCTGAGTACTTGCTAATGATACGCCAGGTGTTTCATTTACATATATTTGTAAATTGCCACCAACAGTAAAGTTATCTCCTTGAACATTAGTTAAAAATAGGGTATCAACATCCATTGTATCCCTAATAGTCATTCTTGCTCCACTACCTTTACCACCGACATCAGCAGTTGTAATTCCAATCACATCTCCAGCAACCCAACCGTTTCCAGTTTGTAAACCTAATGTGTTTAATATAACTCCATCTAAGGATCCGTTAGCAGTAAATGTAACTGTTTGAGCAACTAAATTTCTTCCCCTACCCACAATTGGATATAGAGATACATTTCCATAAGTTCCTGCTGAATAACCAAGACCAACATTTGAAGTTGTAATACCTGTAAAGGAAACTCCACCACCAACATTTTCAATATAACCATTTGCTAGAGAAGAACTTCCTTTTACTCGTGCACCTGGTACTAACTGATCCACAACTGAAGTTAATGTTGAACTAGTAATACCTACATCAATCTTTCTAGGATAGGTCTTAACTGCATCTGGTTGTAGTCTAGGTACATTTTCATTTACACTCTCTAAAGCTGGATTATAGAAGAACGCTGTTCCAGATTCTGGAACAAAGTTTGCTTTATAAAGTTTGAATTTCATATCTTCAAACTGACTTGGAGTCCAGATAGTTCCGTTTTGGGACTTGAATAAACTACCACCAATATACTGTCTAGTTACCATTACTGCTTCAGCATCAGGTAAATTCTGTCCATTTACAGTTCTTTCTCCCATCTGAGCAATCCAGACTTCATAATTATTTGTTGTAGGTGCAAGAAGAACTATTGCATATTCCCTGTTCTGTTGTAAAAATACTGGAGATGGGAATTTAACGTTTGTTGCAACAGAAGCATCAGTAGATATTGTTATATCTGATGGATATAAAACTGCTCTTGCATAATCATGAACTAATCTGTTTGTTGGAGTTCCAAGTTCAACTTCTCTAATCTCAACAAATAATTTTTCATTTTCATCCTTATGTGAGAAGAATAAATCTACAGATGTTAGGAATGCTCCTGTTTCATCTACAGTAAATGATTGTGCTAGAGGATCCTTTCCACCTCTCCTTCTTCTACGACGTTGACGTACTGTTTGAACAACAGTATCTTCTCTAAATGTTTCAACTATTCCACTTGCAGAATATATTCCTTCTCCATGACTTATTATTAAACTACCAGGTAACTGTTCAGCATCAGATACACTAGTACTTACTCTAAATGTTCTGTCTCCTGTTTTAATTCTAATCGTAGGTGGTGGACTTGTATTAGGATCTCTAATAAAGAATGTTCCTATTAAGTCCCCAAAGGTATCAGCAACTAACCTTACATCTGTAATGGTCGCTGTAGCACCACTAGTTGCCCCTACAAGACTCATTCCTGTCGTTACATACCCAAAGTATGATCCTTGAGCATTAGCGGACAGAGAGCGAGTGTCAAGGTTTAGTGTGGTTCCTGATGCAGAATATTGAGTAGAGAAAGATTCTGATGTATTATATGGGTTTGCATTATAGGTTATAGTTGGATCATTATAAGGTCCATCTTTATGATCAGGTCGTGCTGTTCTAAATGTTATTAATTTTTCTGAACCAACAAATCCTTCAACAGTTTCTCCTACATTAAATGTACCAGATGTCATTGAAACTTCAAGTACTTTAGGTACAACATCTATACCTGATATTCCATCCATAAATGGATAGAATCTTGCAACAGGTCTTAAACCACCAGCTTGGAACTGAACGTTCCTGGAACGCATGAAAGTATCTGGTTCGCTACTAATTAAGACTTGATCAAGGAATGTTCTTGCAGTATTTCCTGTAATATTCCTAGTTCCGCCTGGTACAACTACAGTTCTTGTCCAATTATCAGAAGCTGGTGTTACAACAATTCTTCCAACAAATTCAACCATGTTAAATGGGTTAACATTTTCTGATCTAGATGCTAATGGTTGCTCTAACCAAGTTTTTTCGTCATATTTTAATGTTATTAGATCTCCAGTCTTTTGAACATTACTATCAAGTAATTGCAAATCTTGACTTAAATCTGAACTTGTAGTATTAACATTAGTTGCAAAAGCAGGTTCTAATTCTAATGAGTAAACATCAATAGGTGTAACTAATTCTTTATCTCCTGCATTTACAGCGACCTTAGTATCAAAATTACCAAAGTTTATTCTACCACCATCAGCAAAATCATCAACAAAGAATCCAGACTTAAATCTGTTTAATCCTTGAGCATCTTGAACTTGTAAAGTAGATGTACTTAACTCAAGTAAACTTAATGAAGTTACAGATTCTAGTAAATCAATTCTATCTTCAAGAACACCAATATCTTTCATGGTGAATCTCTTGTTATCAATTACACTTATCTCAGCATCATCTGGATGGAAAAGATATGGTGGGAATTTGATAACCGCAAGTGTCATCGAATCATTGACAATTGATGGTTCTTTTGGATTCCTAGCAGATGTTCCTTTAACGACGGATATATTACCATCAATGTCTATAATAATTTTATCAATTCTTCCTAAGTAATATTCAACACCTAATATTGAACTTTCATTAGGTGCAGAAACTAACGTTGTATTTACACTAGTTGATCCAAAAGTACGACTTGCAAAATCAAAAGGAGATTTATTAGGAGCAGCAGTACTGAAATCAGAAACTCTTGGTCTGAAATCAAGAATATCCGATACTCTAGTTCCATCTGTTAATCTTGGTATATCTGTACTATATCTTTCTTCATCATAAGAATTAACAGTATAAAAATCTCCATTATCATTAGCAGGAACGACATATCTATCGCAAATAACTAATAATTTCCTAGAAGGTGGAATGGATTGATTATTTCTTACTAATCTCGAATAATCATAATATTGCTCTTTTTGTCCACCATCAAGTACGAATCTATCTGTGATATCAAGGTAACTTCCAACAGTAACTCTTTGTACAGAACTTTCAATACCCGAATCTTCAAAGATTACACTTTCTCCAAGTTGGAATTTATTGGCATTTAGTGAAACATATGAGATATCAGTTGCAGAATTAGCAACTACTATTTGTCCAACAGCATTACTAACTTTACCTATAACCTTTTCTCCTATTATTGCATTTACATCTAACCCTAAACCACTAACAAATGTGAGTTTGTCTAATACTGGTGCTTCTTTACCTAAAGATTCAAGTACTCTATGAACTTTAACAACATCTGGAGTATTTAAAGATACTTCTCTATCTTCTACTCTTAAACCATAGTAGAAACTAGTAGTAAGACCAGTTATAGCAGTGCTA